AAACAGAATGATTCCTATTAACATTTTTCTTAAAGAAGATTGGATACCTTTTCGTCCATATTTAACTACATTTGTAACAAAAGACTGTGAAATTATTGCAGGTCCTAATGTAAGTTTAAGCGATCTTAGTAAAAAGCGAACAAAAAGACGAAGTATTCAATTAATTAAAAAAGTAGACTAGTCACCTTTACCTGGTGTTTCATCTAATAGATCACGTTTGTCTGGTACATCTGGATTTAACTGTCTATTATTTGCATCAGCATCTGGCAATGGATCTCTTTGTTCTGTTATTACTGGCCATGCACCTTCACTATACTTTGTATTAATATTCATCCAGTATTTTAATTCTTCACCTACAACATCAGTATCAGGAATAATAGCACCTGCAGGACATTCAGGCTCGCATACTCCACAATCAATACATTCATCTGGGTTTATAACTAATGTGTTTAATCCTTCATAAAAACAATCTACAGGACATACACTTACACAGTCAGTGTACTTACAGTTAATGCAGTTGTCAGTTACAAGATATGTCATTTGTATTCCTCAGATAATAAGTTAATGTGTACTGCTACTAAATGTGCATAAGCAACAGCGTGTGCTTTTTTAAAATAGTAACTACCGTCTGCTGGTTTTTGCCAAACAGTTTCTGCTATTTGATTCCAAGGCTTGTATTGTAAATTTGCTTTACCAGGTCTAATAATACTTAGTAACATTGCCATTTGCGGTATGCTTGTAGGCTTTTTCTTTACAATTAAATCATAGTAATTACTAATATGTATTACTTTTTCGCAGAACTCTTTGCTTTCCCAAAGTAAGTTCCATTGTGGCTCTTGTGCCATTAATCTATCAAGATGTGCTTCATCTTTAACATTACGATATACTGCTACATTAAGTAAGTCAAGTTTAAAGTAACCTCTATCTTCAGCAGTTTTATAATCTAATGTTGCAACCCCTGTTACTGGATCATACGGAACATCCGTATAGTAAACACCTGTGTTATGCTTTGTAAGAACACCATGTTCTTTCATCATAGCAGGCGTACAATCAATTAAATCAATTGCTTTTTGTCTGTCAGAGAAGTCAATGTCTACGTCAGGCAAATCACTCATAATCCTGCTTCCTTTAATGCACTTTTTACAATAGCAGTTTCATTATGAAACTTAATAAAGTTTTTCTTCCAAAAGTCCGGATCAATATATTCGTATATCATAGCAAGTTGCTCTTCACTAACTTTTCCTAAAAATTCAATACCAGTATCACAGTTAAATATTACCCAAGTACTGATTCTGCCATTAACAATATGTTGACATATTTTATTTTTATTAGCGGCAAAAAAGTAACTGTTTAGTTGTACTTCATTTTCGTCAGCCCATGCTTCCATAGTTTTTAAACTTCTTGAAATAGCATCTTGCCAACTTTCAACTTTTAAGTGTGATGTTAAGTATGCTTGATAATGTTTATCTTGGCACCATTGGTCCAACTTAGTATTGTTATTAATTACATAATCAATAAACTTACTAACATTAATTGCTTTTATGTTAACTAGGTGTTTGCCAAACTTTACAAATGCATTATAATATGGGCTATTAACAAAGTCTCCATATGTTTTCTTAGACCCATTAGCACCTTGTGTTTTTTCATAAAACCTTAAATATGCTTGTAATCCTAATTGTACTTGTTTATCTTTTTCTTGCAACCATCTACGTTTTTGCTCACACGTATGACTAAACAAAGTTTTCTCTTTACTAAAAGCTCTGTCGCAATACTTACAAACAAATGGCTTATCACTCATATGTGCTTCTGCCGTTTGTTTTGCTATTGACATCAATGTGTTCATAATAGTTCTTTAAGTTGCTTATCGTCATATCCTAAATCTTCAAGGTACTTTTTAACATCTGCTTTAGTGTTAATTTGCTCAAGTAACGCAATTTCATCTGCTTTGGCATTTGGGTATATATGGTTTAGTGCTTTACCAATTTTATTCTTACTAGCCACTTTCTTTTTGTTTGCAATCCATTCATGAAATGCAGTACCCATGCCTGGACTTGCACTTGTAAGTAACAACCATTGTAACTTAGGATGCTTACCTAAGTCAAAGAAATGTGTGTTAACACGTTTGTTTGTAGCAATAAGCCACCACTCTTGTAACTCACTTTGTCCTTTTACACTACTCGCGTAACGATTCATTAAGAAAGGACTAAATGCTTTACGTTCTTCATCAGTGAGGCTATCGTAAAACTTTCTGTCTTTACGATCCATTGCACCTAACACTTTGTTTAGCGGAAGTTTACTTGCCATAATTAAAAATACTCTGCATATGTTATTTCAAAAAGTGTAGCATCATCAATGTTTTCAAAACTAATATGATACCAGCGATTATTCTGTGCGTCCCAGTCAATTGTAATGTTTACTCCAGCATTAACCATTTCTCTATCATTAAAAAAATTAACGACATTTTCAATTAATGGTCTTTGTGTTGTATTCCACGTTCGTTGATTATCTCCACTAAGACTTAAACTATAGCACAGATTAGAAGTTTTTACAATATAATTATTACCAGACTTTTTCAACATCTACAATTTCTGATGCTCTGCTAATTTCTTCTACAAAATAAGCACACTTTGGTTTTTCACCGTCATGTAACGGTACTGCTAATAGTTGTCCTGGTTTTAACTTTGGAAAATACCAACGTACATCTTGATATACATCTACAATTTCTACAGGAGCAAATTCAGGCCTAAAGTCGCTTCTTGGATTAAACACAAATGCATGGAATCCTCTGTCATTTAGACTTGTAAGTGGAATAACTTCTAAGTCTCCATGATCTGGCTCGCCAATAAGCATCATCCAATCACGTGGCATTCTAACTGTGTGTTTACCAATTTTTAATACTAGTGCAGGACTATTAAAACTTTGTAAAAATATTAACGGTATAAAGAAGTAATCAGGTTCTTTTGGATTACTGTTGTCTAGTACTGCAAATCTCATATCATCTACTTCTTCAGGTAGATCGTTCATTGAAAATGTTGTATTCTCTAAAGTTAATATCTGCATTAATAGGTACTCTTTATTTTGTCGGCAATGCCATACTTGACTGCCTCCTTGGCACTAAGCCATTTATCTTCCGGTGGAAGAAGTATTTCACGAATAACTTTTTCTTTGAGTCCTGTACATTTTTTATAATGGTCTAACATACGTTCTGTACTAAGTTCAAACTCACGTACTCTTGCAAATAGTTCGTGTTCTTTACCACTACTACCCCAACTATATTGGTGTGATAAGATACTTGTATTTGGCGTAAGTATACGTTTACCTTTTGTTCCTGCCATAAACGTTAGTACACCGCAACTTGCAATAAGTCCTAAGCCGACTGTTTTGATTGGAATAGCACTGCCTTTCATTGTGTCAATAAGGGCAAAGGCTGCATGAACACTACCACCTGGACTGTTGATAACCAGTGTTAGTTCCTTTGGACGTTCATTGCTAGGAAGTAAATTCTTTTCAATAATCCATTGTACAATAGGTTTAGTGGAGTCAAATGTGAACCCATCTGCCATATAATAGATTCCTGCATTCCACATAAGTTCGCCCGGCTGTCGTGACGCTGGTGGAGATTTTGCTTTGTTGTTAATCATTTTATTTTATTTCCAATCTGTTTTTTGTAGCACAAATGGATATTTGGCCTCTTTATAGAATTGTTTTCTCTTAGTTAAGTGTCTTTTTGCATACTTGCAAGTACTTGTTATGTCCCATATCTGAACATGGTCTTTATCTTGGGCTTTACGAATACCTCGTCCAATACTTTGTATTACCCTTACGAAACTCTTGCCTGGTTCTAATAGTACAAGATTAAATATACGTGGTATGTTAATACCAACAGCCGCAACTCCATATGTGGCGACAATAATTTTGTTATCTACATCTGCAATTTCGTCATAGTGTTCTTTTCTGTCTCCGGCTTTAGTTGCTCCACTAATGAATACTGCATTGTCTCCTATTTTCCTTACTAAGGATTTTCCTGATTCAACACGGTCAACTAGTATTAATGTATTACCCGACTCTCCAATAGTATTAAACAATGAAGCAAGGTAATCTAAACGTTTATCATCTGTAAGTAAATATTTTAATTCACTTTGATAATTGCTGTAATCTCCATGATCAATTAGTTGTACAACACTAACTTCGCAGTTACTAAGTACACCTTGCTCTTGCAATTCACTAGCACTCTTACGTCCTACAACTTCTCCCAAACTTACCAATAGACTCATAAACTCAAACATCTCTTTTGGTATTGTGCCTGTTAGTCCCCAACGAATTGGAACTTGACTCATTACGCCTGTAAGTAATGTTTTTAATGCATCTGCTTTTGCCATATGCACTTCGTCAACAATAACACATACTACATCTTCAAGAAACTCTTGTATAGTAATTGGTGCTTCTGCATTACGAGTATTCTTTAACAGTATATTTAAACTTTGCCAAGT